TTACCCCTCTTTGATTTTCTCCATTTTTTCCATGTGGGACATATTTGGGACACAAGCCCCCAAAATTGAGTCAATTTGCCGCGCATGTTCGGTTAAATGATTGGGTGCCAGATGCGCATAACGCCGCACCATTTCAATGGACTCCCATCCACCCATTTCCTGCAGTACAGACAACGGGACGCCGGACTGGATCAGCCAACTGGCCCACGTGTGTCTCAGGTCGTGAAACCTGAAATCTTCTATCCCTGCACGACGACAGGCTGCATTCCATGCACGACCGTCATCAACGCGCATTTTCCTGACTTCTGGTGTTTTTGTTCCGTCCGGGCGGTTGCCTGATTTAAGGTGGACGAAAACCCATTTATTGTGGTTGCCTATCTGCTCCCTGAGCACCCTGCAGGCCGTATCGTTCAGCGCCACCCCAATGGCTCTGTTGGATTTGCTGTCTTCAGGGTTTACCCAGGCAACACGACGCTGCATGTCGATTTGTTGCCATTCCAGATTGATGATGTTCGATCGCCTGAGTCCGGTTGCCAGCGCAAACCTGACGACTGATTTAAGCGGCTCCGGGCATTCATCAATCAGCCTTTTTGCCTCTTCCACTTCCAGCCACCGAACGCGCTTATTCCTCACCTGGGGAATTTTGATAACCGGCGCTTTCTCCAGCCACTTCCATTCCCTTTCTGCAGCACGAAGGATCGCCTTCATCAGCGCCAGATGTTTGGCCTTGGTCGACGTGGTTACCTGTGTCGCCTGGTATTCCGGTGCCGGTAAACCATTCCTTTGCGCAGCCGCCGCTTTCGATTTCCATATCTCCAGTTGCTTCCTGTTGCTCATCCGGCTGACAGCTGAGTAAATTTTTTGCTCAGTAATATCCTTTAACCGAACCCCTTCAAAGTGCGCCAGCCAGAACGCCATCCGGCCACGGTCGTCCTTGAGCGATTTCTTCTCTGCCTTCTCTTCAAGCCAGCGCATGCAGGCATCATCAAACGTTACATCCGGGAAATCCCCAAGCCGCTCTACTCGCCACAGTTCAGCTTTGCGCTTGTCATGTAGCTCATTAGCGAGCCGCTTGTCGGAAGTCCCAAGGCTTTCCTTAATTCGCTTCCCGCCCGGGAGCGAGTACGAGGCGTACCATATTTCACCTCTGCGGAAGAGTGACATTTCGTTTCCTCTTTAATGCCATCACCCGCGCTCACGGCAACAGTATGCAGCGGCGATTTGAGGGCCGCAATGCAAGCCTGGCGAGTAGTGAGATAGGGGGATTTTGTTTTTGAAGGGTCTTTGCGGGTGGCCTGCAGTCTTCCTGACTTGATCCAGTTTGTTGCGGTTGGTCTGGATATGCCTAGCATGGCGCAGGCCTCATCTAATGTGATGCTGTATGTCTCCATTGGTTATCTCCAGGCATTAAAAAAGCCGCTGGGCTGCGGCTATTTGAGTTGGATGTGGGGGATTTTTCCGGCTGCTATTTCGTCATAAAGGTACCCAGCAAGCTCACCAACCAACTGAGGCTTGTGCTGTTTTAGTGCTGCTACAGCTTCATCGCGCTTACGTTCGGCTTCTGAGCGGATAGGGCGGAAACACTTCGATGTGCAAACTCCTCCAACTTTGCCAACTGAATCAACGAATGCAGCCAGTTCAACGCCGCGATCGTCAGTGAAGTGGGCGTAAATTTTTACAACAGCACCTTCAGGGTGTCCGATATGCAGGTATGTTGTGCTTTCCGCTATCTCGCACACAACACCAACCGGAGGCATCCCCTCGCCATTCCACTGAGGCTGACTGGCGGCCAGTGCTTTCTCGTATTGCTCGCGAGTTACATTTTCATGCTCGCAGGGAATGGATTTATTTCTTACTGCCTCCTGAGCAATTCCTCCATATTGCTGACAGCAATCTATCGGCCAGTTACCTGACTCATCATAAAAATCGATATTTGCTTCATCCACGAAACGGCAGCATTCAACCGCACCCTCCGGCCACCCACCGTGCTTCGGTAATTCCTGCACCAAAATATCAATCAGTTTCACGTTATCCTCCAGGCAAAAAAGAAGCCCGCACGAGGCGGGCCAAAATCAACGAGGGTATTCTCCATTTAACCGGAACGAGCTTCGTCCTCATTCGGTCAGGTGCGACATTGCACCGGATAGCCGACTCAGTGAATCGGCTGGCAGGTGTTAGTCGGTTGGTGTGCGGTAATAATCAAGTGCGGCGGCTATTACATCTATTGGGTCATCCTCCTGCCTGATTACTTCTCGGATGGATTCTTCGCTAGCCATCAACTCTCCATCACCAAGGTAAGAGGCGAGTGCATTCATAATTTCTTCATATGTTTTCATAATTGTTCCTCATGCCACCCGCATAGCGCGGAGGCGTTTTTATTCCAATAAAAAACCCCGCCATAGCGAGGTTCGTTTTAATGTACGATTATCAGTTAAGTGGGGTAGGGTTGTACTTAATTATGGCTTCTAATATCGTTTTATCTGAAGGTTCCTCACCATGTACTCCAATCAAAAACCCACCTTTTTCTGGATAAACAGTGCTAATACGGAATCTAACCTGCTTTGCACTATAACTAACTGTATTAGTGCTTGTAGGCGATGGTACTGGTTTGCTGCTGAAGGAGCTGGAATCTTTTCCTGGCTCAACTTGACGCTTAGTACCATCGTGCCCTGCACCAAATAGCAAAATATCTTTCATCATAAACTTTCCTTAATCGGGTGATGATGTATGGAGTATATTTAGTTGATAATAAGAGAATTTTTTGTGAGGTGCATGTATTTCATGGTTTGAATGGTATGTTTAAATTTACGATCCCCACTGCTTATTTTTCAGTTCGATTGCTTCCTGGCAACTCGCACACGTCCTGCATCCCGGCACCGCTTCCCTGCGTCTCTCGTCGAGTGCATCACCGCAATCCGCGCAATGGGTCGCCGATACCGCGTTGCTGAATGTGCGCCGGTTCGCCAGCGCTATCTGCAAATTGTGTTCAACCTGCTCGTTGGCAGCGTCGATTAGTTCTGCGCTCATGATGCGTCCTCTCTATTTGTGTAAAATTGAGAATGCTGTTGCTGCCACTCGCGGAACCTGTCCATTCCCAAGGGCTTTAATTCGGTCCACCCCAAAGGCCACATCATCAGCCACTCTGCGTAGTTTGGGCAGATGTTCAGGCCAGGCGTTTCTTCTCCGCCATCCTGCAAATGCTTCCAGGCCAGATAGTCCTCCAGGTTGTGCCTGTGGTCTCCCGTTCTTGCTCTGCACCACGCAATCCCATGACTTCCCATGCTTGCCCGAGGGGTAGGCAACAAGCCAGATTCGGTCTCTGTCATGGGGCGCTCGGCAATTTGATGCTGATATACAACACCATTCAGCATCAAGCCCCATCGTGGCAATGTCACCGAGGACCATGGCAAGGCCTCTTCCCACAAGCAAAGGTGAGTTCTCCAGCAATACGAATCTGGGTCGAACCTCACCGATGATTCTTGCCATTTGCTTCCAAAGTCCCGATCGGCTTCCTTCGATTCCAGCGCCTTTGCCAGCTCCGGAGATGTCCTGACATGGAAAGCCGCCAGAAACGACATCAATAATTCCTCTCCATGGCTTTCCGTCAAAACTGCACACGTCAGACCAAATCGGGAAAGGTCTGAGGCATCCATCGTTTTGTCGTTGCGCGAGAACTTGTGCGGCGTAGGCATCACGCTCAACTGCGCAAACTGTTCGCCAGCCAAGGAGGTGCCCGCCGAGTATTCCTCCGCCAGCGCCTGCGAAAAGAGCCAACTCATTCACGTTACCCTCTCCGGATCCAAAACATCCCAACAGTTACGCTCGATATTCCAGGCCAGCCGTTTATCGCCGACCTCGTTAATATCGCGCCCGGTAATCTCTGCTATCTCTGCGTTGGTGTGTCGCAGAAACAGCGCAATCTCTTCAGGTTTCCAGTCCATAACTCACCTTAATCCTGTCTGACGTGACCGTACCGACCAGTCCAGACATGCTCCTGTGTCTGTGCTGGCTGGCGGGGTCCGATGGCAACGAATCGCGGGAACGTCGCTGCCTGCTGATTCATGAGCCAAACAGCCGCCTCGTACCGGCGCTGTTCATGTCGCTCCATGCGAGCTTCCTTGCTCTCCGGCTCCTGCTGATTATCGAATCCGTCGATTAGTTCTTTCATGCGGCTCAGAACCTCTTCGCGGGTGCCGAGCGTTTCAGGCGGGCGCAGGCAATCCGCCCCGGGAAGAGGTGAAACCATTTGAAACTCCTTATTGAGTTAAATCAGAAGGGGATATCGTCGTCAAAATCCATGGGTGGCTCGTTATTGCTATGAGCCGGTTGTTGCGGCTGGCGCTGCTGTGTTGTCTTGCGCTGGCGAGGACTATCGTTGCCCGGAGTGCCACGCGGTGGCAGGTCAATATCCCTGACAAGAATGGTCGGCGTCTGTGCCTGTGTACCGTCCTGACGAGTCCATTCTTCAATAACAAACTCACCTGACACAGTGACCTTCGCACCTTTGACGATCGCAGAGGATAGTTTCTCAGCCATCGCGCCAAACATTTTGCAGTTAAGCCATGATGTTTTTTCATTCTCACCAAACCCGGATTTTGCAGGCAGAGAGAATGATGAAATATGCTTTCCATTTGGCGTGACGCGGAGTACCGCGTCTTTGCCAACGTTACCGGAAATAGTGATAGTGTTAATTGCCATTTATGCCGCCTGCTTTAGCTCTGAGCCGCGCGTTTTAAATACGTCTACGCACTTCTGTTGATGTTCTGGATACTTAGCCAGAGCGTTCCATGCTGGCTTGTAAATGCCCTTCAGTTCTTCAATTGTTCCGCAGTCTGCGGCCAGCGCCGAGAAGTCGGCCAGAATATCGTCAGGAGAACGCGCTGCAACCTCATGAGTTTCAGCATCCGGGTCGACCGCAGTTTGCTCGGTAGGAATACAGAAGGCCTGAAATGCAGCGTATTTGTAGGCGATAGACATCGCTTTATTTGTGGCCTTATCGCCGCTATCCATAGCCTCACCGTAAGTGATAACGGTGTGCTTGCTTCCATCTTCGGTTGCCACAAAATCGAATTCAGCTTTAACGACAACGTAAAACAACACGCCGCCTTTTTGTGTTGTACGCTCAGTTACCGTCCGCTCTGTGATTCGCGGAAGAATAACCAGCCCATGCTTAGCCAGCATTGGTGCAAGCGCGTTGTATACCTGGTCGATTCCGCGGAAATTGAATCCCTGCTGGCGATTTTCTCTGTCCTTGCTAATTCCCTGTTCAGCCATGTCCCTGGCGACAGCGCTTATTGCCTTGTATACGTTCATGTGAAATCCCCTGAAAATTCAAACCAGCTGATAACCGAGTTCTGCCGTTCTGCTGCCAGATTTACCGGCTCCTGCTCGTCCTGATCAGAGTCAGCGATAACGTCACGCATCAGGCGAATAAAAGCTTCGTCTGACCACTGTTCCTGTACGCTCATGCTGCATGCTCCTGTGGTGCTGATACGCTGTAACCCTGTTCGGTTAGCCAGTCGACGATAACTGCATGGTCTAACTGACTGAGGACTTCGCGGCTGTCGTTTGTTCCGTCCAGTTCGACACCTTCAGCCAGGAACGCCGTGCACCCCGGATAAGAACTATCTCTGACAGTTAGGTAATGAGCTGTGAACTTGAGATTCATAGGTCACCTCAGTAATGAAAATAGGTTGTGGACATCGGCGCTATGTAGCCGCCAGAGTGAGTAATGAGAGTGGAGTAGGGGTTACGCGGCAGGCGCCATTACAGGCTCATCAAGTGAAAGCTGGGTGATGTGTGTTGAATGGTTGACGCCAAGATTCAGCGCTTTTGACACATCACGTCCTACTTCCAGCGCCGCCCGCTCAGACGAAAACACGCCGACCAGAATTTCACTGTTTTTGTTGCCAGTGCCGGCGCTGATTGTGCATAAAAATAAGTGCTGCATCGTTACCTCCGGTACCAGGGCGCGTTAATGGCGGTTTTCATTTTCTGCATAGCGCGTTGCCAGAGCTTTCCGTCACCCAGGCAGACCGCAATGGCCAACTCACCCTGAGCGACCTGTAACAGATAGCGATCGAACATAATATCCTCCTGCCCAATCCGGGCGCTTAACGTGGACTCATAACGCGGCTCACTCGTAAATGAGCCTGGGTATGAGCAATAAAAAAACCCGCCGAAGCGGGTCAGATGTCTGTCAGTTGGTAGTCGCAAATCATTTCGCAACTGCCACTATCTTCTTTATCGCGGGGTCGCAGCCCCACTTGTTGAGTTTCCTGCTTAATTTCACCCCAGCAAACCTGAGAAACCTCCTCAGGCCAACCATCACCGGCGTCGCCACGGTAATAGTCAATTGCTTCGTCAGCAGCCGCCTTTGCTTCTTCTGCTGTTTCGTACGTTTCAAATCCGCTATCAGGATCAAACATGAAAAACTTGTATATCCCCATCGCCTTATCCTCTGTAGTTACCCGATAAAAAAGGCCGCCTATTTGGCAGCCTCACTGAATTTTGCCGGGATGTTTAGCCACGCCAGGCGCGTGATTTCCTTCACTTTCCACAGCCAAGGAATTACGTAGACTGGTTATTCCACAGTCATAATAAGGATTTGTTTCATGGCAAGATTTATTGTTCGCGTTGAGCTTCGTGATGCTAATTCTGAAGATTATGAAAATCTTCACGAAAAAATGAAGGCGAAAGGTTATTCAAGAGAAATTCAGGACGCAAACGGCACATGGTTTTACTTGCCAACTGCAGAATACACGGCCTTAAAAAATTCAACAGCTCGAGCCGTTAGAGATGAAGTAAGGGATATAGCATGTAGCATTAAGCCCTTAAATTATGTTCTGGTTTCTGAATCCGCAGATACCTCTTGGTACTTAGCCAAGAAGTAGGGCATCACCACAGCACGCTGCTTTGCCAGAAAATGATTTTCTTCGTTCAATTTCATAGCGAAGCGCATTTATCGAAATATCAACGGCATCGGCAAAACTGATGCCTTCTTCATCTGCCAGTTCCTGAACAACCTTTCTCAATTCATTATCCTGATTATCCATACCCACCTCTCTGTTTGTTTACCGCGCTGTAACGCGCTCTGATTTACGATGACCCGCGTTGAATAAAGCCACCTGAGGGAGGCAGCAACCAGTCTCTTCAACAGGCTTATTACGCAGGCTTAATGTACCGGTCACCGCCTTAACAACGCGCTCTGAGCAGTCCTCAGATAAACGGGTAAAGGCGCGGTCAATCTTCCTTGCTAACTGCTGGTTGTCGCGCATAGCCTGTTGATGACGGATAGCGCGGAGTAATTTCTTGTGTTCACGATTTGTCATGATTGCCTCCTGTAGGAGCACTTCCCTGTGCAATTGAGTTATTTGTTTTTGCGGTCCCACATCCAATCGCTCACGGCTGACCAAATGGTGAATGCCATGCCGATTGAGAAGGTGACAACCATGCAGCCGAGAATTGGGTTAGCGATAATTTCAATCATTTTGTTTTTCCTGTGGTGAAAATGGCTTTGGCGGTGATGTGCCAGCTGCTTATCCTCTGGTCGCCGTCATGCGGCTGCATTTCGCATCACCCCAAACCCATCTCGTTTGGTATTGTTGGCCCGAAACAGGCCTCTGGTTGTTAAAGAGCATTCACCGTCCTGGTGAGTAGTGCGTCCTGCTGATGGGATTAAGATATGCGTTGTACGCAAATGCGTCAAGCGCATATTTATAAATGTGAGGGGATTTTTAGCACAAAATTTTTATGTGCATGATTTCATTTGGAATATATTTTTTGCTGCTTTGATGTTCGGATTTGCTGTGGACACAAAAAAGCCCGCATAAGCGGGCCGGTAGGGTGGGGAGGAATTAACCGTGGCGTCTGTACTGTTGCGACTGGCTGAGCATTACTCGCCCAGCTACATGCAGCATTGATGCTTCATCACTTGATATTGACCACTCCCGATATTTTGGATTATCAGAAATGACATACAGGTCAGACTTCACCTTCTGAAGTCGCTTCACATACATGTCGCCATTAAAATCGAAGACATAAATCCCATCTCCGTCAAAATAGCTGACGCTGACATCAACGAAGATCAGATCGCCTGGCTCAATGGTTCCTTGCATGCTGTCGCCGCGAACGTTAATCAGCTTCACTGAAGACTCCGGCCGGTTACCAAATATGAGTTTGGCTTGATCGGCTACGTATTCAATTGAACGGATGACTTCAACAACGTCTTTTGATGGCGAACCATCCCCGGCGCTGGCTGAAACATCAAGTACGTCAACCCTATACACATCCTCCCTCCCTTCTTTCTTTATTGAATTTATACTGTATATTCCCACAGTATCATTAGCAATATCAGAAGAGAATAGCTCAGAAACAGGAACCTCGAGAGCAGTCGCAATCTTTTTAAGCAGAGCTTCACTAAAGCCCTGACGACCCCTTTCAAGGCGCGAGAGGTTACCGACATCGCTGTCCGCCAGCGTCGCCAGTTGATTGAGTGTTATTTTCTTCGCCTTGCGGATTTGGCGGATTTTTTCCCCTACGTTCATTTCACTATTAAAAAACATTTTATGCGTTCCTCGCAAAGCGCCTTGCGCAAAATTTGCGGATGTCATATTATGCGTAATACGCATTAAGGAGACGGTATTATGCAAACGCCACTTAGAAAAATGCGTGTAGAGAAAGGTTTCACAATCTCTGATGTAGCGGCCGCCACTCAAATTGATGTTGGCAACCTGAGCCGGATCGAGCGGGGCATTCAGATTACCTCACTGGAAACGGCAGAGAAGCTTGCAAAATTCTTTAAGCAAGAAATCTCAGAGATGCAGATTCTCTATCCGCAACGTTACATGAAAGCTGATAACGCAGCTTAAGCAACACGCTCTTTAAAAACCTGCGGGCTGTTCCGGCCCACCAATAACAAAACGCATCACCATGTGGTGGATGCGACTAACTAACTATTCATCAAAGGAATACTACGAAATGGACGATACAACCTCACGCAACAAACACTCCGCACGGCATATCGAATCATGGTTACACAGCCAGATTGCTATGCGTGGCGCATCAAATATCGCTAAGGCGCTGGGAGTGGATAAATCACAGATTACGCGCTGGAAGGAAACGCTTTTGCCTCGAATGGCAATGTTACTGGCGGTGCTGGAATGGGGTGTGGTGGACGACGATATGGCCCGTCTAGCTCGGGAAGTCGCTGCAATCCTCACAAAAGAGAAAACGCCCAGCCGCGGGAACGGCATGAGCGCTTAAGTCACTGTGTTACGCCAACACAATCAACAGGAGATATTTTAATGCGAAAGAGCAGAAAGCACCAGGAAAAAGAAGAGATTCGGCACCCTGATTCCCCTGATGGGTTGGTGGTAGCAGCAGCCAATAACCGGGCGTTCGCCGCTCGTTTTATTGGGGAATTCAGATTAGCACTGGCAAAGGTCAGGGGGAAAAATGGGCGTCGTTAAGTTATTAAGCAGGACGGAGGGATCGCCCTCCAGGAGCTCATGTGTGGACAACAGAAAGTCTGGCCACTTCGCTCTGTTCAGAAGCGCTCTGGATGCACCATGGGCTACAGATACAGCGAAGCTTGCCCTGTGGGTGAGGTTGCTAAGTCAGGCAAGATTCAAGCCCGGCATGGTTGAATTTGCTGGTCGTGAATGGTTTCTGGATGCCGGGCAGCTTGTTACGACAACTGCGATAATGGCCCGTAAATTACGTGATCAGGAAGGAAACGAAAAGAGCGCCAAATCTGTAGAAAGGATGCTTAATTTCTTCTCACGGGAGGGGATGATAAACACCAAAGGGACGCCGTTTGGCACCGTGATAACAATCACAAATTACTGCGAATATCAGGGTGTTTCAGGCGTCGAACCATCCGTCGAACCACCCGTCGAACCCAAACCCAGTAACGGCGCGGGTTTAAGACTGGTATGTGTCGAACCATCCGTCGAACCACCCGTCGAACAGAATAAGAATGTAGTTAATAAGAATAATAAAACCCCCCTATATCCCCCAGAGGGGGTTGAAGCACTCGCCATGGATTGCCTTGAGTATTACAACCAGCTTTCAGGGTCACGATGCTCATCAGCAGCTGCGTTTGAAAAGGCTCTTAGTACTGCCAAGACAAAAGGTGTTTGTTACTCGGTCGATGAGGTCAAGCTGGTTGTCAAGTGGGCGATTACGTGCTGGAAACAGCGCAAGACAGTTCCAAAGCCAAACAACATTTGCACCATGACCCGATTCGATGGATACCTTTCGGACGCTTTGATTTGGGCTGATGGCGGTACACAGAATCCTGTTTCATGTCCTCATGAAGTGCTGATCGGTATGTGGAATGAGAAATTCCCGTCGAAAGCTATCGCTTTGCACGAATGGAACAGACGCCGCCCGGCTTACGGAAATCTGGAGGCAGTCTGGAACGGGAAAACAAACTCTGGAAACTGGCGCGAAGCAAAACATATCGGAACGGCATTCGATCTCATCAAGCAATCATCCCTGTTTGCCTCAGCTGACACAAAGCCCTGGCTGACACTTGATTGGGTACTAAACCCCAAGAACTGGGGGCAGGTGTATGAGCAGGCGATAAACGAGCACAGGCAGCGCAAAGGAGTTCCGGCATGAGTAGATTTGTTGACTTATACATCGAGCGAAATGTGCTCGGAACAATCATGCTGGCACGGGATGAGTTCTCGGATGCAGCCCTTGACGCCATTGAGGGGCTTAACGAAAACGACTTCACCGTATACGGTCACAAAGTTGTCCTGGCGACTCTGAAGAGACTTAATTCAATTGGGTCGCCTGTAGATTTGCTTACGGTCACTTCTGACATCGAGGCAAGAGGTGAGCTGGATAAGGTTGGCGGATTTGGATACCTGGCCGAAACCACCAAGGATATTCCCTCCCTTCGAAACCTCCCGACATATGTCCAGAAGCTGAAGGAGCTAACTACTGGCAGGTGCATGGTTCAGATGCTGCAGGAAGGCATTCAGAAGCTAACCGAGCCCACCACAGAAAGCGTGCAGGACATCATTGGCAGTATTCAGTCCAGCATCGGCGAAGTTGCTGTATTCAGGGATGGCGGTACCCGGCACATCCTGGACGGTATAGAAATTGCAATTGAAGAGGTTGAGTCAATCCTGAATGGCGATATCTGGAAGCACAGAACGCAACTGGGGATGACCGATATCGATAAAGCATTTGGAGGATTCAACAACACAGACTTTATCGTGGTTGGCGGCAGGCCGGGCATGGGTAAAACCATGTTTAGCACAACTGCGACAGAGACAGTGGCTCTCAAGAGCAAAAAGCCAGTGCTTTTCTTCAGCCTCGAAATGCCCATTGAGCAAATATCTCAACGCATTGCTTTTCACCGGGCAGGCGTCAGCAAGGCGGGGTTGCTCGGTGAGAACGGGAAGAATCAGGATGCCGAATGGGCGAAGGTAGGAAGATGCCTTGAGGAATTTGTTCGCGCCCCGATCCACATTAACGACAAAACATCGCTTAGCGTTCACCAGATCCGCTCAGAGGCCCGCAGGATGCATAAAAAGCTTGGCGGACTGGGCGTCATCGTCATCGACTATATCCAGAAGATGAAAATGACCAACCCGGAAAACATGAACCAGTCAGTTGGGGAAATAGCCACCGGTCTGAAGAATCTGGCAAAGGAATTGCGTTGCCCGGTCATCGCACTTTCACAACTCAGCCGAAAGGTAGAGGAGAGGGCAAATAAGCGGCCTGTAAACTCAGACCTTCGTGAATCTGGCGTAATTGAGCAGGAAGCGGATGTGATTTTCATGGTTTACCGCGATGAGAAATACAACCCCCAAACGGAGCTTAAAGGGGTGACTGAAATAATCTGCACGAAATCACGCCACGCCCCTGGTGCTGAGAAAACCTATTTCTTCAGCAATGCTCACTCTGGTCTGGATCCCTATGCGTTTTCCCGCAATGAAAATATGGAGTATCACGATGAGTACGAATGCTAAGAACGATGACAAAGAGGCCATGATTAGAGCTAAAAACTATCTCTATCGTGTGTGTGCCGAGTTAACCCTGGTGTCCGGTAAATACCCAGAAGACCAGGCGCGAATCGACAGTGCCCGCAGAATGGCAGCAGACAATGCGCTCAGGCTTGAGGATCACATCAGGGGGTTTTGATGAGCGATTTCAGCATGAACTATGAAAGGCTTAAAGAAGCCATCTACTAACCAGGCCACTAACTCAGTGGCCTTTTTTACGCCAACAAACAATCAATCAACTATCCGAAGCGACGCTAAACAGCGGTTGCGGTCGGTCTGTGGGAGAAAACAGCATGACTTTCGAATACGTCAACAAACATTACGGCGTGTCAGCCTGTGTAGGTCGTCGGGTCATTGCATACGGCGAGCCCGGAACAATCGTTAAAGACTTTGGGCAGTATATCGGCATAGTTCTTGATACTGCGCCACACGCAGCACCTGAGCGTTACCACCCGTTAGACGGCATCGAATACGGTGACGTTGTCGAATACGAACCGCCTAAATTAAACGCTCGCCAGTATGCCGCGAAACGTAATTACAACGAATATCTGGATGCGGACTCAGGACAAAATTTTGCGGAATGGCTGGGTATCTACGTTCCCGAGTTCGAATACCACACGATGTCAGGCAAATCATTGTGCCGCATGTTCAGGCGAGGCCCATATGGTGCGCGTGACGTTCAGGGTAACTGGTGCTCAACACAAAAAGCAGCAAAGGCCAGCTACAAAGAGGCGCTGCGCGGTAACAGCAATGGAGGTGCGTTGTGAACACAACCCGCATCCGCAACTTTGGCTGGAATCGCCTCAAGCTTGCCACCTTGAGCTATGAGCAGCTTTCCGAGCTTGAAGCGCAGGTGAAACAAGAACACGCCTGCAAAGACGGCATCCACATGTACGACAAGGCCGGACGGAACAAACTCGATGCTCTGAGCTGGGCTGTATACAACAAACAGAAAAAGGAACGCGCAGCATGAACACAACCGAACTAATCGCCCGTTTGAAAGCTGCGGCACAGGAAGAAATCATGTGCCGTGAAGCTGGCGACACATCCGACCTATGGCAGGACGATGCCAGCCCGGAGAACGTTCTGGCGCTGGTAGAGGCGCTGGAGCTTAAGGAAGAGCAGCGCGCTAACTGGTTTCAGATGGCGCAGAAATTAGGGGAAGACCTTGATGCGGCTGAAAAGCGCATCGCTGAACTGGAGGCGCGGGCGGTGAGCGTGAATGTTCTGCGCTACGACCTCGACATGAGCGGTTGCGATTCATGTGGGCAGGACTGCGGCGCTGATATGTCAGAAGATCCTGACGGCGATTACGTGCTGATTACTGATGTTGTGGAGAAGCTCGCCGCTGCTGGCATCAAATGCGAAGTGAAGGGGGAGTGATGGCTGATACCACCGCAGAATGGAGTTTTTCACTCGACACTCAATGCCCGCAGTGCAAACACGTTTTCGATTTGCGTCAGGAACTTGTAGATAGCGTTTCGTCTATTGATATTTGCGAAACGGACACCGTTGCTACGCGGGATTACGAGACGGCATGCCCTGAGTGTGGTCATGAATTTACGTGCGATTTTGTTTACTGAGGTCTAACCCATGACATTCACCAAAGAGCAACTAGTCAAAATCATCGAAAGCGCTGACGAAGTTATAAGCTGCATCGCAGGCACCAATGACGATGTTCACCCTGAAAGCGACGATATGTTGCGTTTGTGGGACTACCTGAATGATGTTGCTGCCCCGCCTCAAGTGGTTAAGCGCCTGGCTGAAATCGCCCTGGCCGCGCTGGAGTCCCGCGCAGATGCGGAGCCGGTGGCGTATATGATTGGCGGCCATTACTTAATGCACGCTAAGGATCCAAAAGTCGATAATTACACTTCAGCCGTGCCGCTCTACACCCGACCGCAGCCCGCGCCGGTAGTGGTGCCGGATGAGCGATCAGCATTCGAAGCGTTTATGGCTAAGCGATTCGGAGACATAGTAGACCAGCGACGTGTTAAAAATGGCGATCAAGAGTATATGGCGTGGGATATGGCTGTCGCATGGGTTGTATGGAGTGGTCGCGCCGCCATGCTTCAGGGTAAAGCCGAACCTTTAAGCCAGCCTTACACGTTGCCTGAATGGATACCGTGCAGCGAGCGGATGCCGGACGACGATGACTTTGTTTATATCTGGCCCTGA